AAGCTTTCCAAGGGACGAAAGGTGCTCATCATGTATCAAAAACTTCTCAAGGAAGTTCCGAATTGGTCGAACGCCATGTCGAAATCGCACTCGGACAACATCACGGAACGTTGTTCGTGGTTTAGTGATTTATTAGCCGCTGTTTTTGTCGCGTGCACGAAGATTCTTTCAGCGGTGCGTCTCAATTCGGTAAACAAGAAGATCAGTCTCAAACTTCCTACAAACGAAGTATTCATCCAGACCGTATACAATAACGCCGCGAAAAATGTGTACAAGGATCCGTATGTGTATCACGAAGAACAATCGGAATACGCGCGCGACGAACAGTTAACGATTCGATTTTGTGCGTGCATCGAAGAATCTATCAAGGAACTCATTCCCGTACAACAAATTCTCCAGACGTACATGTCTCAAGAAAGTAAGGATATCGACATCGGTGATACAGAAGAACCAGAGGATCCGGACGTTTTTGAAGGTGACGACATGGAACAACAACCCGAACTCGGTGATGAGCCCATGACGGAACCGGGTCCAATGGACGAAGAACTTCCACCGATGGAAGCGGATAACGAAGACATCGCACCGGTCGAGGAATTGGCTCGGCCTATGGGGTCTCCCCTTGATAATGAATTCAAAACGATAAATACAGTCGAAGCTCCTCATCCGGTCGCCCCCATGGACGCGAGAGATGAAGACGTGTTTTTTGGTGATGCACCAGAGCGCAGAACAAAAAAAGTTGGCTATAATTAAATGGAACTCTCCGACTATCTCCGAGACCCCATGTGGGCGGCACTCATAAGTGGAATTATCACCGCAATTTATATTCACGCGAAGGCCCAACTCAACAACGAAGGTAAGCTTCAGCTCAGCGCGTACTCGAAGCCGGCGGCGCTCAACGCGATACTCGTTTATTTCATCGTTTCGAATGGTATCGGACAACGTGAGTCGATTTCCACGGAACCTTTTTAGACTTAAAGATTTTGAGGGTATACTAATAAAATGGCGTCGGTTTCTGCTTTTAACGACATGATGACTCAATTTCTTGTGGAATTGCACAAGACATTCCCACAGGAGAAAGGCATTAAAAAATTCATGACTCAGTTTGAACTTCTCAAGGATGCGAATCCGAGAATGGCTGTCGATACGTTTATGACTGGAATCAGTCCGTATGCGGATAAGATTTCACAAAAGGATGATTCGTTCATTCTCGAAGATATCAACAAAATTGATTATCTCTGTGAATTGAATTTCAAGGACAATTGGAAGGCGTCCCTCTCGACGAACACGAAGGATGCGATCTGGCAATATCTCCAAACGCTCTACATGCTTGGAACGACGATCACCGCTATTCCGGCAGAGACGTTGAGTATGATTGAAAACATCGCAAAGGATTGCGCAGACAAAATGGGTGACGATGGGACGGGTATCGACGAAGCTGCACTCATGAAGACCATGAACAGCATGTTTGGTAACCTTATGAAAAAATAAACCTTACATTATATAAATGAAGGCTTGGTTTGACGACCCTAAAGAGTTGATCAAGGCGGATAAGGTTTTGCAATTCTGGCCAACCAATAAACAATCTCCAGAAGAACGCGTGAATGCCGCTTCAAGATTCGTCATTTACGCGACCTGTTTTCTTTATTTGATTCGACGTGATGTTCGTGTCTTTGTGTTAGGTGCGACCGTTCTCGGTGTTCTTTATGTTATGTACAAGGCGAAGATGATCAAGGAGACCTATGGACGACCGATGTTTGGTGGTCAGGGGTGTCAGATGCCGTCGATTGATAATCCGATGGCGAATGTTCTATTGACGGACATTACTGATAACCCCAACAGACCACCGGCGTGTGATTACTCGTCGGTTCGACCTATTGTTCGAAGTTTTGTGGATGATCGCATCCCCTATGATGCAGGGAGGTCGAGATCCCCACTTCCCATGTATCAAAAGAGTGCCGCCTCTCGACAATTTGTCAGTGGACCGGTCACCTCCATTCCAGGTGATCAAACGGCGTTTGCCGAATGGTGTTACGGTGATAAGCATCGTTCCTTATGTAGAAGTGACACGGGTGCTTGCAACCCCAATGCGAGAGGTGCTCAGCTCGGCGCTTTCTCGGGATTAGATTTCAGCGGAGACAGACGATAAATATTCTTATCTAATAGTAAATGGCATATCAGCTCCAACCTGGCTTGTCGCTCGTTGAAAATCCGGCAATCCCGACAAACCGCGCGACGGATGACGTTTTCGTATACCCTCAACCGAGTACGTTGAACTATGGTTCGAGACCCCAGACCATGTTGTATGGCACGGCGCCATATATGGCTGGTAAGGGATCCCCAGCGCAATACATCGACACGAGTGATGAACTCAGACCGCAGTCGACGTCACAGTTCAACAAGTTCTTGGTGAAGACGCACGAACGTAACTTTTTCCCTCTTCAAAACATTGAATGTAAGCTTCCGCTTCAGTCTATGACCTATGAACCGACGAGCACCCGAGCTGATCTTCAGAATGGCTTGTTTAACCAAAGATACCACAATAAAAATATTAGCAAGAAGTAAGAATGGCTGATCCCATCTCAGTTTTAGCGGTAGCTGGCTTGGTGTATGCGGGTCGATCCCTCAGTAAGGACACTGAACCTGTTCAACTGGGACCTCGTCTCATCACCGAACCACAAGAACCACTCTTGTCTGATCAAGTTCCGGAATTCAGAGAAAATCGTTTTGAGGCACCCGTTTCCGTGCAGCCGAAGAATGAAACCCCGTCGTTTGCGGTCATCGCTCCACAACAGCGAAGCGGTGGCCAAGAAATCTTGAATATGCGAAACCGTATGTATGACCAAGGGCGTATGAATAACCTCTCGCCGATTGAAAAGCAAATGGTTGGTCCGGGTGTTGGTGTTGGACCGAACGTTCCCGCATATGGAGGATACCAACAACTTTTCCGTGTCAATCCGGTGAATGTCGGTGAATACCGTTTGACTACGCTTCCAGGTCGATCTGGTCCGGCACACGATATCTCCGGTGGTCGTCACGGCCTCATTGGTGAGGTCACGCATAACATGCCAGAAAAGACGGCGTTTCTTCCGAATCGACGCCCAGAAATGCCGGGTCGCGCACAGGGTATGGGTGGACGCATGGTTCGTCAAGAGCACGAACGTACCAAGCGTACGACCAATAGATCGGAGACTGGTTTGCGCACGGATGGTCTTGAAAATGCCCCAGCCAAGCGATTCATTCCATTGGGAACGATGGCTCAAGACCCGACACGTAATAAGTCTGATGCAAATGAATTCCAATACCAGTACAATAATCAACCGGCTCCAGGTATTCATAACTTCCATGGTGGTTACAGGAACGCTCCGGGTAGCATGATCGCCCAGGAACGTGGCCACACGGGATACACCACAGAACAACTCCAAAACTATGGTTTCCGTGCAGATGATCGTCGTGGTAAGGCGAACAGAGCGGGTAATGCTGGACGCATGAATGTCAGAGAAACAGCCTTGAAGCAGGGTGGTGTTCTTTCGAGTGTTCGTGCCGATACCACGCGAATTGATGGACGCATGAACGCTGCCAACGGTGCTTGGACGCAACAATACACCAATGACAAATACTACAACTTCAACGCCTATAAGGGTAACGAAAATCCCAACGCCAGATGTAATGAGCTCGATGTCGCGAAGAACCAACTCACGAATAATCCGTTGGCTCAACGCTTCTATTAAATTGATATAGATATCCGTGTAAAAC